ATGGAGCCTGCCTGCTCGGATCGTTCAATCTCGTTAAATACCTTTTGGAAATCCCTGGCGATCAGCCCGGCGAATATGAGTTTGACTGGAGCAAGTTCGGCCGTGACATAGCGCCTGTCGTGCGGATGATGGATAACGTAATTGACCGGACGATCTACCCCTTGCCTCAACAGGAGTACGAAGCGAAACAGAAGCGCCGAATTGGTCTCGGAGTAACAGGCGTAGCCAACGCTGCTGAGATTATGGGGTATGCGTACGGTTCGGAGGACTTTCTTGCGTTCGTTGATGATGTCTTGGTCGAGTTGAAGGATAAGGCATATTTCGCGAGTGCTGAGTTGGCGAAGGAAAAGGGGGCGTTTCCCGCGTATTCTGATGCGTACATAGATAGTAAATTTCTCGAAGGGCGTAGGTTTTCGGAAGACACTCTAGAAGCTATCAAAACTTACGGCGTTCGCAATTCACACCTTATCAGTATCGCGCCGACCGGAACTATCAGTTTGACGGCGGACAACGTGTCGAGCGGTATCGAGCCGCCGTTCTCGTTGAGTTACGATCGCACGATCCAGACATGGGATGGGCCGCGCATCGAAACGGTGACCGATTACGCCTTCCGCGAGTACGGCGTACGGGGGCGGACGGCCAACGAGTTAACGGCCAAAGAGCATGTACGTGTACTTGCTGCTGTGCAACAGCATGTCGATAGCGCTGTATCTAAAACATGCAACGTAGGCGCGGACGTGAGTTTCGAAGAGTTCCGCGAATTGTACATGCATGCGTGGCGCTTGGGCTGTAAAGGCATCACGACTTTCCGCGAGAAGGGCAAGCGCACTGGCGTGCTGCAGACGCGCGAAGACGATGAGACGGCGAAAGCGTGTGAGTTTGACCCGGAAACGGGTAAGCGCACGTGTGATCAGTGAGTAGCGGATATGGCGCTGTGGATACAAAACATAACAAAAGACAATCGACCGGACAACGAGCCGCACGATTACATCGTTCGCATTAACCAACGTGAGCTTGCGCGATTCAAACACGTTCGAGCGCTCGGCGCTTCTGAATGTCTTCGTGCAGCGGCAGACGCAATCGATAACACGAAAAAGGAGTAATACCATGACTGTTGAGGTTAAAGGGTTGGCTGACATTGTCCGCCAAGCCAAGACGATGATCAGAACTGCATCCGAGGAGGCGGTTAAGTTACAAGCCGCTGCTGAGGACCTTCAAGCCACGGTCGCCCAGGTCGCTGTAGCGCGCCGCGAGCTTGATACTGCGAATGCTGAGCTTCGGGCCGCTGTCGGAGAAATCTCCAATGGTGGGCCTCCTCTAGAAGCTGGCAAGGCATCTGAGCCTGCGGAGCCTGTTCCTCCGTTGCTCAACCAGTCTGATTTGGAGGCGGCGCTCAAAGCCGCTGCCAATCAGGTCGCGCAGCATAACCTGTCTCCCGCTGCTGCGCTTAATCTCTAATATTCACCCACAGGAAGTTGAAAATGACTGACACTGCAACTCTTACCACAAAAGGCATGGACGAATTTAACAAGCAAGCCCGTGAGGCGCGCGCTGCCAAGCGTCAAGCCACTCTTGGCCTCTACAGCCCGCGCGAGATTGGCGAGCTTACCGGTCTAGACGAGCGGACGCTCGCCGTGTGGCGGCACAAGGGCGTTGGTCCGCGTTACGTGAAAGTCGGATCGCGGAACGTGTTCTATCGCCTCGATGACATCGAGGAATGGATCAACTCTGGCATTGTAGAGACGGATGACACCGTCGATACCGACGACGAGGACGAGGACGAGGATCAGGACGATCTCTTTGAGAATTTTCCTCCTGACGACGAGGGCAAAGTTTTCGTTGTCGATAACAACTACGACGAAAAAGAGCGGGACTAATGTCTAACATCGTTCCGCTCCGAAAAAATAAGGCGGTGATCGAGTTACTCGAAAGGTATCTCGATCTCGCCAGGAAAAATCTCCTACATGTTGTCGGTCTCGTATCTGTCGAGACCGACCCCGAAAGTGGTCAAACGCTTACACAAACGGACTTTACGTTTGACGAAGACTACTTTACGTCGTTGGTCTATGGAGCGGTTGAGCTACAGCATAGCCTTATGCGCGTCATGGACATCAAAGACGAAACAGCTTAAGGAGGATTACAATGTCAGTCCTTATCGTTGGTATTTTGGCTGGTTACCTCGTAGGTAAATACCAGAATGTCATCCTTGATTTTGTCAAGGATGCATGGGATGACTTTAACCATCCACATCCCCCAAAGTATTCGTAATGGGGGTGTTCGCGGCCCGACCTGATTTGCTCCCAGGTCGGGCCGTTTTTATTTAGGAGAACCACATATGACTACTTGGCTTTTTTGGTTTGTCGGCGCGCTAATTGCGTTCTTGATATTTGAGTTATATGCGTTGTTCACTCGACGCATTCCAACGCTGTCATCGACGATACAGCAACTCACCAAGCGTCACCCCCTACTTCCGTTCGGAATGGGACTTATAGTTGGTGTATTAGCTGTTCATTTCTGGGGTAACGGGTGGTGCCCTTAAGTCCAAGCTGACGCGTTAACGCGTCGAATTTGGCGGGTTGGGCGGATAATCCTGTTGGATATGAAATTCGTCAAGCCGCCGTGCGCCGCCATAGCAGCGTACTGAAGCGCATCTGCCACATGAGAAAAATCATTTTTATCGGGTGTTGGCTTACGCTGCCCCTGTTTTGTTTTGCCGAATCTGTACCCGCCAGACATCGCCCGGATAACCGTTGGGCAGAAACGCTTGTCAAATAATATGGCTGGACCGCCGTCACGTTGAGCTAATAGGAACGCTTCGACGGCGCGAATACGTGAATCTAGATCGTTGCTCGGAGCGGGGAATGCATGGAAACCCATTCGCTTCAGGGCGTCGAAGCTGGTCTCTTCATGAATGCTGTCCTTGGAGCGACCGGCTGGATCGCCGACTATCGCGATCGGGCGACCCAAAAACCGTTCCGAGTAGAGCGCCGGGCGAAGCGCCTTCTGGACATGCAACTCAAGTCCTGTGTCATTCGCTCCAACTTCTGCCAGTACCAACAGCCTACCCTTGTGGTCAAGCTGGCAGATGATTGACCATGGATCGCGCCCGAAATCCTGCCCAACGATAATTGGGTGCCCATAGACCGGTTCGATCGCGTCTACGACATGAAACGATGATTTAAAACTGTCGCGAAAAACTGCACTACCGCTAGGGTCATCGCCAAACTGGGCGTATACGTAGCGCTTCACCCAGTCAGAATGCTCGCCGTAGGCTCGCACGAACCGCTCATAATACGTCCTACCCTGTGCGCGCCTGCGTGGGTCTCCAGGTGGCAGGGCCAGTGTTTCGGGTGTTTGGGTTAGGTAGTCGAGGTTTTCAGCTTCATCGGACATCCCGGACGGCTGTATGAAAATCTGCCAATCGGGTGGGGGTTCGGTCATGAACTTGTGCCAGTCCGACCCTTCGGGCGGCATGTTCGTGTCAGCGATAATCCCGAAGAAGGTAGCACCCCCCAGGTCTGCAGTCGGGTAACGACCGCATCGACCAGAGAGCGGGGCGATAATTCCAAGGTCCATTTCGATCGCTTCGGACATCCATGCGCCGGTCAACTGCATCGATAGTAGCCGACGCTGGTCTTCCGCGTCTTCCAGCGGGATGAACAACCATTCACTTTTGATGTCGCCTATGTCTATGTGCAGCGTGCTGTCGGAGACCTTATAGGTAGCGATCTTACCCAACCACGTCATACAATCCTTCAACACAGTGTCTTTCAACTGCTTGAGAGTTTGACGCGTGATGGCCCAGCGCGTGTACCGTACGCCGTCGCTAGATGGCTTCTGTTCGGCCGAGCGTCGGAACATTTCGAAGATACAAGCTGTCGTCTTGCCCGAGCCGACTGGTCCGGCGACTAAACGACCAAACGCATCTGATTTCATGAATGAGGCGCACGTGGGTGGAGCGGTGAATGTTATTTTGCTCATGTCGCTTCTTCTAAGTATTTGAGGGCTTGCTTGACGCCGTTCTCGTTGTCTCCGAGAAGGCCGATACCCTTATTACATTTATGACAAAGAAGACCTCGCACTCTGCTTGTCACATGGCAGTGGTCTACACATAGTTCGGCTTCTACACCGCATATAGCGCAGCGGCCCTTTTGTTTCTCAAACCAGAGGTTCCAATCTTCAAGCGTGATTCCGTAAATACGCTTAAGCGCGTTCTCTTTTTTACGGCGACGCGATCGATAGCGTTTAATCGCTTCGTGACGCATCGTTTGAATCGTGCTCTATTACCCTCGGGGTAATGTCTTTTTCAAACTTGAGTTGGTCGGACCCCAAGTTGATTACGACGCTAATTCGTTCGCCAGCGCCGCCTTGTATCTGTGCATCGTTCATGCCCATACTGCCGAGCCGCGCTATGAACTTAGCAAGCTCTGTTTTTTCGCGCGTGCTTTCTTTGTCTGCGTGGAGAAGGGTTGACGCGTGATCTAGCCACATTTCAATCATGGCAGCGCTTTTAACTTTAACGCGTTCTTGTGTGTTAAACGCGCTATCCCACTCTTCTTGTGCGCTACGCAACACTTGATCGAAGTATGGGAGCCTTTTCAGTCTTTCCCATGCGCGTTCGTCTAGCTTGTACCGTTTAAGTATTGTTTCTATCTCGAAGATATTCATAGCCACTTCTCGCGCTATATTCACGAGAGTTGTGCTATTTAGTTCTTCGATGTTGTGGGTGGAGGGTGTCATTTTTACCTTTTAGATATTCAAGGGGGTTGCATGTTTGGTAAGTAATACTATGTGGCGGATTACACAACTATCCTGGATACGTTTTAGGTGACATTGCCCGCGCTCCCAGTACAGGGAAATTTTTCAGTTCGTGTTGTGTCCCCCGGCGCGCTCGATCGATACGAGCAGGCGCAGGATCAAGCGCGCGTACAAGCAGAGCAACAGCCAAAGGTCGATTATTCGCGGCTGGCTGGGCACATTAAATCGCAGTTTGATATTATGCGGAATCATAGGAACAACTCACTCGCGGGTTGGTCCGAACGAATGATTTCCGCGTTGCGCTCTTTTAATGGCGTCTATGATCCGAGCAAGCTTGCCGAGATTATGAAGTTCGGCGGTTCGACCGTTTACGCAAAAATCATCGCTATGAAATGTCGCGGCACGACCGCGCTACTGCGCGATGTGTATCTGTCTCCCGACCGCCCTTGGGGTTTGCAGCCGGCCGCCGACCCGGATGTGCCGCAGACTGTTTTGCAGGCTATCAATCAGCTTGTGATGATGGAAACGCAGTCGTTGCAGATGGCGGGTATGCCTATTGACCCGGATATGGTTCAAGACCGTATCATGTCGTTGACGCTTGAGGCGCGCAACGCTGCTAAGAAAAAGGCTAAACGACGCACTAAAGTTGCTGAGGACAAGATAGATGAGCTTCTTACCGAAGGTGGTTTTTATCGAGCGCTTGCCGAGTTCCTTGTTGATCTTCCTTTATTCCCGTTTGCGTGCATTAAAGGCCCTATAGTTAAAATCATTCCTACAGTAGAGTGGGAAAACGGTCGCGCGTCTATCCGCCAGAAGCCGCGTCTGTTCTGGAAGCGGGTGTCACCGTTCGATCTGTGGTGGACGCCCGGCGTAAGCGACATTGAAGATGCGGCGGTTATAGAGAAAGAGCGGTACACGCGCGCCGATCTTAACGATCTCCTCGACCTGCCTGGGTACGACCACAACGTTATTCGTCGTGTGCTAGACGATTATGGCCGGGGCGGTTTCACCGACGACTGGGACACGACCGATTCAGAGCGCGCAGTCCACGAAAGCCGGGAGAACCCGCAACTCAATCGCAGCGCGATGATCACCGGTTATTGCTACACTGGGAACATGCAAGGTCTACTGCTTCTTGATCATGGCATCCCGGAAACACAGATTGAGGACCCGCTTCGCGATTACATGGTGCAGGTATGGCTGGTCGGGCCGCACGTTCTTAAAGTGCAGCTAATGCCGTCGCCGCGTAAACGGCACGACTATTTCATAACCAGCTTTGAGAAAGTGCCGGGTACCCCCGTGGGTAACGCCCTGCCGGACATTCTCTCGGACATCCAAGAGGTGTGCAATGCGACCGCGCGGTCGCTTGTCAACAATCTATCGCTGGCGTCTGGGCCGCAGGTAGTGATCAACGTCGATCGCGCCGCGCCCGACGAAGACTGTGAAGAACTGTATCCTTGGAAACGTTGGCGGATGACAAGTGATCCTATGTCGTCCAACAACCAAGAACCTATTAGCTTCTTCCAGCCTAATTCAAATGCTGCTGAGCTACTTGCGGTTTACGAGCGCTTTAACCAGATAGCGGATGATCTATCAGCGATCCCGCGATACCTTCAAGGACAATCTGCCGGCGGTGCCGGACGAACGGCTTCTGGTCTCGCGATGTTGATGGGTAACGCCAGCAAAATGCTACAGACGGTAGCGGCTAACGTAGACCGTGACGTTATGCAGCCGGCGTTGATGCAGCTTACTGATTTGATTATGCTGACCGATACTTCTGGACTTTTGACGGGGGAAGAAACGGTAAGGGTGATGGGCGTGCAGGTAGCTGTGCAGCGCGAAACAGAGCGCCAGCGCCAGCTTGAGTTCCTGCAAGTCACCAATAACCCGGTCGATCAGCAAATCATGGGACCGAAGGGACGTGCGACTGTTCTGCGGTCTGTCAGTAAAACGATTGGTTTGGACGGCGAGCAAGTGGTTCCAACCGAGGAGCAGCTTGATCAACTTGTGCAACAACAGCAACAGGCCATGGCGCAAGATCAGATGATGCAAGGGGCGCGGCAGGCTCAAGGTAATCAACCCGGACGGACTTCAACAGGCGATACGGGGCCTCGTACTAACCTACAAGCACGGAAGCCGGCCCCTATCGCTGGCGGTCCTCAGTAAGGAGACTACAATGGCTAAGTCTAAAGTGATCTCTTCGAAGGCTGGCCCCTTTGCGAAGGGCGGTGGTTCGAAGATGTTCGGCAAGCAGAGCACCGGCACTCAGGTTCCGGGTCAGACGGCCCAGAAGGGCTCTGGCGGCGGCAAGTTCGCGGCTGGCGGTTCTGGCAAGATGTTCGGCAAGCAATCAGCATCTCCTATGCCTGCTGGCACGACTGCTAAGTTTGCCAAGGGCGGCTCTGTTAAGGGCAAGTGCTAATATGGATAGGATGAAACCGCGAAAAACTCCGATCAAAGTACCGAAGCCAAAACTCGGTAATGTGAAGCGGATGTTTTCAGCGGTTTCACGCCAGGAGCCGCTGAAGCGCTATGGGAAAAACGCCGCTCAAAACGATCCTTCAGAGTTTTTGAACGTTGGTTTTGAGCTACCTGGAGATAAGCAATGGCCGTAAACGATCGCGAGTTCGTTAGGCGCGCTGCTTATCTGGCACGTTCATCCGGTACGGAGTGGTCGGCCTTCGTGACGGAGTTTCGCAAGATCGCCGGCCAGAAACTGATGCAGTGCATCGAGGTCTCGAATGACATGATGCTGGTTGCCAAAGGTAATGCGTTGGCATACCAGGACCTTTTAGAGACCTTCGAAAACTGTGTCACTATGGCTGAGAAGATCGAAGCCAAACATCAACGGTAACCTGGAGATACTACAATGCCTGCTACTCGTTTTGTTGCTGAAAACCTGAAAAGCGAAAGCGCAGTTATTGCTGAGCTTGCTGACCGTATTAACGAACTAGCGCAGAGTGCGTACACCGCTGCCGCTGCAAGCACGGGCACTCTTACTGCTGCGCAGGTTGTTAATGGTGTGTACCATATCAACTCTGGTACTACGTCGGCGCTAACCACGCCTACGGCAACTGACATCGTCGCTGCTTTGAAGAATGCGCAGATCGGATCGACCTTTGATTTTACTCTGATCAATGGTGGTTCTGGCACGGCTGATCTTATTGCTGGGGCTGGTGTCACGTTTACTAATCAAACGGACCCGACTACTGGTAAGGCCCAACAGTTCCTTGGTCGCGTCACCGCAGTCGATACGCCTGCGGTTCAACTGATTGGCCTCGGTGGTTTGGTATAATCTCTACAAGACTAATGGGGTGGCGGAAAACCGCCACCCCCAATAACCATTTTTCACCCACGGAGTACTACTTTGTCTAATAACGCGACGGACCTGCGTCCGCAGGACGACCCAAACGTTCGCATCCCTGCCGCCGTGAAAGCTTCTGCAGCGCTTGCTGAGGAGCTTCTCAAGAGCCAATTCCAGAATGTCGAACAAACAGAAAATAATTCTGACAAGAAACCAGAAGAACCAGCCAAGCAAGACGACGTACCGGCGGACGCAAAACCGGTTACCCAGGAAAGTAAGCCACCGGTTGAGCCGTCTGAGCCAAAGCAAATTGATTGGCAGGGACGCTACAATGCTATGAAGGGGCGGTTTGACCGCGCAGAAGTTGTCAATCGCGAACTGACCGACCGCCTCGCAAAATTGGAAGACACGCTCGCATTTATGCAAGTGCAACGTGCCGATGTTCGGGAAAACGAGCAGAAGCCCGAGCGGCTGATCACCGATAAAGAGCTTGAAGACTACGGCGAGGAGTTCCTCACTGTAGTTGAAAAGAAAGCGAAGGAGACCTTTTCTCCTGAAATTATCGCACTTAAGAAACAAAACGAATCGCTTCAGAAGAAGATTGACAGTCTTTTGAATGTTGAGGTGCGACGAACGCGTACCGATATGAAGCGAGACCTTTCTGCATCAGTGCCGAATTGGCAGGAAATCAACGAGGATCAAAAATTTTTAGAGTGGTTGGCCTTGACTGATCCTTATTCCGGCACAATTAAACATGCACTACTTAAAGACGCCTGGGATCGAAACGATTCGCCACGCGTCGTGAACTTCTTCAAAGGCTTCCTTGAGGCTACAGGAGCCCAGCAAGAGGAAAAGACGGACACCCCGCCACAAGCGAAAGTCCCTCTGGAAAGCTTGGCTGCGCCCGGTAGAGCTAATACGTCGGCGGCTATGTCTGCGGCCCCCGGTGATGAAAAGCCTTTCTTCACCCGCGCCCAGATCAAATCCTTTTACGCTGACGTTGGCTCCGGTAAGTACCGTGGCCGCGAAGCAGACAAGGTTAAGCTCGAAACACAAATCTTCGAAGCACAACGAGAAGGGCGCATCCGCTAACCCATAGTGAATGGGGGCCACGATGCCTTTTCCTATTTCAGGACAAGCTACTACTCCGTTTATCTACCCTGCTGGTTCAACGGGTAATACGCTTCAGGCTACCGGTTTTATCCCGGAAATCTGGAGCGGCAAACTCGTCGAGAAGTTCTACGCGTCTACCGTTCTCGCTGCGATCTCGAATACCGACTACGAAGGCGAGATCAAGGGTCACGGTGACAAGGTTAAAATCCGTACGAAGCCGACTATTTCGATCAGCGACTATCGTGCGGACGGCGACCTTGAAATCCAGCGCCCGAGCGGAAACGTGATCGATCTTAGCATCGATCAGGGCAAGTATTTCAACACGCTGCTCGACGACGTGATGAAGACCCAGTCTGATCTTGAACTGCTTGGTATGTGGGCTGACGACGCCGCCGAGCAGATGAAGATCAAGATTGATACTGATGTACTTCTGTACGTCAAAGACCTCGCGGATACGAAGAACAAGGGTACTACTGCTGGGAAGATTTCCAGTGGTATCAACCTTGGTGCTACGTCTTCGCCTCTAGGCGCAGTGGCTGTCACGGCCTCGAATAAGGTCACGGTCACCGACATCATTCTCCGTATGGGTCAGGCTCTTGACGAGCAGAACATCCCGGAAACTGGTCGGTGGGTTGTGGTCCCGTCGTGGTTCGGCACCCTGATCAAGCAATCGGAACTCCGTCAGGTTTATCTGTCTGGTGACGGTGTTTCTATGCTCCGCAACGGCCGGCTTGGGATGATTGATCGTTTCACGATCTACGTCTCGAACCTCCTGCCGTCTGGCACTTCTGCGTCCCTTCAGGCTGGCGAGTTCATCTTGTACGCTGGCCATTCGCACGGGCTCACGTTCGCGTCTCAGGTTTCGACTGTCGAGACGCTGCGCTCCGAGCGAACTTTCGGCACCTTGCTTCGTGGCCTTCAGGTCTACGGCCGTAAGGTGGTCGATGGCACGGCTCTCGTGCAGTCTATCGTTACCAACGGGTAACACTTAGAGGGGGAGTGAACCTCCCCCTCTTCCCTCCTTTTTCGGAGAAGCGTTATGGCTCTTGGCACAGTGCAGGATTTCGTCACGCAAGCGCGCATCCTCCTGCAAGACACTGTTCAACCATATCGCTATCCTGACGCTGACATCCTTTCAGCATTAAACATTGCCCTACTCGAAAGCCGTCGCCTGCGGCCCGATTGGTGGGTAGATAGCTCCTCAGTTCCGTCGTACGCTGTTGTCGATTCTACTTCTGTAGGAGTGGACGAACAATACCGTACAGCGGTTCTTTTTTACGTCGTCGGGTTTGTGCAGCTTCGCGATCAGGAGGAAGATACCGACCGCCGCGCTGCTTCGCTGTTGAATAAGTTTACCGGCATTCTGACGGGGGTGACAGCGTGAATGTTTTAGATAGGATGCTTAAAGCAGCCCGTGTGCATGCTCCGGGCGCTCTCGACACAAGCATCAAAGATGAAATGTATATTGCTGTCGATGAGTTCTTAAAAGACAGCAACGTATGGCAGGAAATTATTTCGGTTAGCGTCGTTGCTAACGACGATACATACACTTTAACTCCATCCGAAACATCTAATATTAATCGGTTGATGTGGGTATATGATTCAAACGAAATACCAGTTAACACAACGATGGCTATCCCTGGTACTTTGGTTTTGACGACTATGCCGTCTGCGGCGGGAACAATTTCCGCTGTCGTAGCCTTAACTGTGAAAGAGCCTGTTGATGTGGATAGGTGGCCTACCGTTCCAGATTGGATCATTGAGAAATACTGGACTGTTATTCTAGACGGTGTAACCGCTCGATTGCTA